TGTGGTTTTCCCGACCTTGGGGTGTGCAGTCAACAGGGTGGATGCACCACGTTTAATCAGTCCATGGACATACCACTGAATGTCTGGGTCTATAGACATAAGTTCTGAACTAAACTTATACCTTCTAACCTTGGTGGAACCATCTGGGGCTGTCACAGAAACAGACGGAAGGATGATGTGGAACGGCTGTCCCTGATCTTCCCTATAGCCTTTTGCAGATAGGTCAGATGCACAGGACTTAAAGTCCCCACCATGGTTCAGTAGGGTCTGTGCAGCGAACTTAGAATATGCTGTGTCAGCCTCGAATGGGTGGGCGGAAGTGCTGAACACATACAACAGGGAACCACTACCAGGTGTGCTGCAATGTCCAGTGGTAGCACTGATGCCATTACTTTTTCCGGGCCTGCACCACAGCAGACTGTCCCCACGGTGTCCCACCACTTTCCATCCATGGGGTTCCAGAATATCTGTCCAGCTTGCATGGGCATTGAACAGGCTACCTGGTGCAGTCCCATGGTCCCCTGTTGGTGCAGCGGCTGGTGTCGGTGCAAGTTTCTCTGGTGGTGTGTACTGGTTATAGCTTGCAGCTATTCCCAGAATTCTGTCTACCTGATCTGCTGTCCAATAACAGCGGTTCTCCCTGTCGTGGTACTCAACAAACTGGTAGGGAAGGTTCAGGGCATGGACAGCGGGTGGTGAACCGGGAACACAGATATAGTGACCCTGTCCACGGGTTTCAACCAACACATTCGGTGGTGATGTTTTGGTCTGTGCTAATTTCTTTCCCGGTGGACAGGGGTGGTCCAGATGCATCCAGAGGTGGTAACCACCACTGGGTGTCTGTGACAGGGTACACTGCTGCACCAGTTCAGACAGTTCAGGATCACAGGAAAGGTCCCTGTGAATGTCATCCCAGACCTGTTTTGTTTCACAGTCCAACACCAGCAGGTTATCACTGATGTGTCCACAGATCACAGCTATTCCGTATGGGTTATTTCCACCATACCATCTGGTCACATCCTCTGCTGTGATCCTATTGTCCTGTAGTGGTCCCCATGACCCATTCGGGAGTGCTAACCCTGCTGGGCGTTTTTTCCCATCCAACGCGATGGGTAGCATGTTGTAACCATCATCAAAAAACTGCTGTGCGCTACTGCTAGTACTAAAAACAGTCATGTGCTATACTCCATGTGACTAGAAATCATTGCAATTCTAAAGGACCTTCCGCTCTTCTGATCTTGATTGCAGGGTCTGCTTGGATCTGAAGGCGGACCCTGCTTCCATCATGTTCCACCAGTGTGATTACTGCTGCAACCACTTCCTTACCATCCTGTCCATCAATCATGAACAGGATGTGTTCTCCCACCCTTCGGGTCAGACTAAGTCCACGCAATTTCCACCTTCTTCCTGATCTTCGATCAATTGTGTGATCAGTTCATCCCGACTAAGTCCACGGGATTCAGATAACATTACTGCTCGCTGGACTATGCTGTACGGGATTCTGACACTGATTCTGGTGTAGTCATCGATGTTCCATGATTTTCTGGCTGGTCTGGGACCAGCACACATGGACAGGGTTCTGATACACCATCTGTCATCACCATCAGACCGACAACAATCTGTCCATGTGGTATGACCATTATCATCGACCAGTTCTGCCCTTCCTGTTTTTCCCTTGAACACCACCTTTGACAGCTGGTGTTTTTTTCCCAGATGCAGGACTCCTGGTCCTTCCATCTGCACTACGGCCCACTTTTCTGCTTCCATAGCTGTCACCATCCATCCATATTTCCCATGATTGACGACCCAGTGGACCCACTTTTTTTGCCTTCAATTTCCCTGTTTTACACAAGTGCTGAACAGTCCTGAGTGAACGTCCCAGAATGACACAGGCTTCTGTGCTGGTCAATTTCTTTTTTGAATTCATTGCCATAAGAAAAAACTCCTGAAAACCGGGATGGGTGGGTGTACACAGTTCAGGGCCAACCGAACATAAAAATGTGGCAACACACCACACACCCACCCATCCCAGATTTAATGGTCTGGTCCACAGTGCCCCAGCTGTCAGAACTTCCAGAGAATAGGAATCAGCCGGTGTGGACCAGACCAGGTCGCATAGGGCTAGCCTGTCGCAGTTGTTGATGAAATTACAAAGAAATCGACATCCACCAACAGATTCGCCCCATGTTTACGGTTACCACCTGTAGAACTTCCCATCGATGGGACACAGGTAGGATTTACATTCAGACTGAGACCTGTTCACCAGATCTGCATGCACTTCTGGTGGGTAATAGGACTGCACCACAGGGACCCAAATGGGCCGCATGTTCTGGGTGTGGCTGATGTCCACCTGCACAGCTGCACCAGCTACAGTGCATTTTCCCCAGCAGTCAATGTGGTACTGGGCTGGATGGTTGACGAATTCATCATTGTCCCAGTCCATGTTTGTTTGTTGACAGAATGGACATTCTGCAGCAGTTACCACAGGAATTCCCACCAGTTCTGATTCCTTCTCAGCTGCAGATCTGGTCCTGTGTTCGCTGGGACCAACACAGAAAATCAGTTTAGCTTTCATTGCGCCTCCCAATTAAGGAAGCTGCTTTGAAAATAGTTTCTAAAAATGGGTGACTAGCTTCACAGCCTGCTGACTCCTGTCCATGGCGAATACACTCAGCATGTTCATAAATTTCAGTTAATGAATGCTGCAACACAAGAACCAGTGCTTTCAGTTGCTTTTTATTCATCGTTTCAATAATCATGACTGCACCCCCTTAAAGTCTACCATTACGGATTTCTTCTAGGTCTAAACCGATGGGTAAGTATGTTGTCCTGTAGTATTCACCAGTTCCTTCTTCACACAGAAACTGGTGTGTAATCTGAATTACATCGCAAGCCATGCATTGCCAGGCACGCTTTTTTCTACCCTTATCTGGAAAGATCCCCGTAGAACATGGGTGGCTGCATTTAATGCATCTGGGACCTTTAGACCATGCCAGTGCTAAATCCTTTTTATCAATCTTGTCTGCAAGGTTCATTTATTTTCTCCTGCTATTTTCATAACTTTAATGGCCCACTCTGGGTAATAATCCATCCCATCAATTTGTTTGCCTGCACATCCACCAATTAGTTCTTCAATTTGATAAAAACCAAGCTGATGCTTAGAAACCAGTTCTTCTAATTCTTTCACCCTATTATCATTCATGACTTCCCAACTTTCTTACGGTGGATAACAACAGTACCAACCCGTTCACCATCGTTGATGTTTTTCAGTTTTGCATCCAGCACATACCATTCCAGATCAGAATGGTTTTCCTCTGCATACGCGTTTGCATCATCATCATCCACAGCTTCAAAGGTTTTGATGATGTCAAAAAAACCAGTTGCATCCTGTTTAACTGCGATGTGGTAGGTGTGTTCTTCAATTTCCAGATAATAGTCCAGATCCAGATTCACCAGAAACTGTGACCAGTCTGTCCCATATTGTGGGTGATCGCTGTGCAGGATCCCTGTGGTGATCACGTCCACATCGTAGCTGGTCTTAGAATTGCCAGTCTTCTGGGCCACAAATTCAACCAGGCTGTCCCTGTCAATAATCATCATGGTTCTGACTCCTGTCTGTGTGATGTTGGGTGTGAATCAGTTGCTGTTACGCCACTGCTGAACAGAACGGTTAGCCAACTCTGTCAATGCAGCATCCCTGACAGCAGGTAGTCTGCTGGTGGTCCATGTGTGCAGCTGTTGGACTGTTGCGTCACTGTACCTGGTGGAATCGTGGATGGTGACATAACCATCCACACATTCCACACCAGATGGTGCCATGGATCCAAAATTGCTGATGTGGTATGTTTTAGTCCGCACTGTAAAAACTCCCTGTAAACCCAATGTGCTGTCCACTCCTGTGACCAGCCCCAGTTCCCCACCAGAATCTGGTGGGGTGGTGGGGACAGTCCCCAGATTAGTCCAGTTCCAGTTCCAGTGGTAATCTGCGGTCCTGACTCATTTTCGTGGCCAGATTCAGTGCAGCCTGTCGTGATTGGCACTGGTAAACCCGTCCGATGAAATCGTCTTCATCAGACACACCCACATAGTAAAATGCCACCTCACGGTCCTGTGCATCACATTCCCAGCTAGGACCAGTTGCAAGAATGAACTTCGCGTTGTTTGCTGTTGCTGTTGCTGTTGCCATGACTTTTACTCCTGTTTGCGTCTGCGTCTGACTCAGTTGTCTGACACCAGTAATATGCGCCTAGACGCTAAAACTGTCAATGGGTATTTTCAAGAAATTTATCTGGTCCAGTAAACCCCACCCTGCACAGGTCCATGGGACACAGTCACACCCATGGACACAGTCCCTGCACATCCACAGCACACACAGCACAGGACAGCCCCAGCACAGCACATGATCAGTCGCATTGTCTAACTCCCAGTAGGTACACTGATTATCGTCTGGGACCAAAATCACCATGAGGAAAACCACATGGGAATCATTCAGCTCACTCTACCAGTGCCACCATCTGTAAACACAATATGGAGAGTATCAAACGGAAGAATGGTGAAATCTGCTAAGTACAGGGAATGGCTGTCCTGTTGTGATCTGGCTGCACTACAGTCCAGAATCCCTAGACCATCGATTAAAAAGCCTGTGTCTGTGGATGTGGTGGTCAGGACAGGGCATGGGTGGAACCGTAGCAGGGACATAGACAACCTGCTGAAACCCATTCTGGACTGGTTAGTCAGGTGGGACATTCTGTCTGGTGATGATTGTGGTGTGGTGAGACAGATTCACCTGTCGATTGATCCCAGACCACAGCCAGTGGCATGTATCGAAGTCACCATCAGTCCACTGTGATGTTCGCAACATACAGACCTGTCACAGGGTTCCATGTGTCATGAAACCGAGGGACCGTATCACATGGACCAGTGCTGGACCAGCGTACCTGGTGCAGGGGCTGGTGGTCTGACTGGTGGTCTGACTGGTGGTCTGACTGGTGGTCTGGAAGGGGCTGTGGGACTGGATCTGGGACGCGGCTGTCCAGTCTGACCTGTTCTGGGATACCACCTACTGTGGGTCATTTTCGGGCCTGTTCTGGTCACACCAACAGACTGTCGGCTACCAGATCTGGGACTGGGTCAGGTGGGACAGGTGGTCTGTCCCAGACAAAAGATAACAAATAAGCTGAACATGATGGTTTCCCCAGACCCCCATCCACAGTACTGTTTTACTGTCTGCTGTGTTTTTTCGTAGTGATAACGGAGAATAAAACATCAGCAGAGTTGAACAGAAAACTGTTAAGTACTGTTTTGATTGTACTGGAAGATGGTCAGTACTGTAGAATCTGTCAAGGCCTCTTTTTTCAGAACAGTTATTTTGGCATGGATGGGATCCTACGCTATCGCTACGGACCCACCAGCCAAAACCAGAATAAAGGACGCGTGCTGTGGCTGAAAGAATACCATCTCACAGACCAGCTAAGAAACTGAAACCAGCACGGTCACCTGAGTCTGGGGACAGACCCTGTGCAGCTAAACGGGGCTACAATCGAACATGGACTAAACTGAGAACCATGATTCTGGCTGGGGAACCACTGTGCAGGATGTGCAGTAGACCAGCACTGGATGTGGACCATATTGTCCCACTTTCAATGGGTGGGACAAATGACCACGGGAACCTGCAGCCACTGTGCCACAGCTGTCACAGTAAAAAAACAGTACAGGACAGATTGCACAGGGCTAGACAGGGACTGTAAACTGTCTTTAGAGGGAAAAAAATGAAACGTATTACCATACAGCATCAGATACAGAACATCTATGATATGTTGGATGATCTGAACACAAAATGGACAGACACAGAATGGTCGATCAAGTACACCTGGCTGTCCATGGTCATTAAAACAGCAGTGGAATTGCAGGCTGTTGCAGAGGCAGAAAATAAACTAGGGGAGCCCCGCTAATGGCTGATGTATTTGAAAACCTGACAGAATCCATCACCGCACCAGGTAACAATCTGGTAGCCATCACCCCAAGTGACAGTACTGACCTAGAACAGGTCAGCAGGGGAATTTATGTGGGGGGTGCAGGTAACCTAGTGGTCACACCTGCAGCAGGTGGGTCCAATGTCACTTTTGTGGGTGTTCCTGCTGGGACTGTCCTACCCATCAGGGTAAGTAGGGTACTGGCTACCAGTACCACAGCAACCAGTCTAATTAACCTGTACTAAGGGGATACAATGTCAGATATTCCAGCAACAGTCCCAGTGGTGACACCAGCAGTACCAGCCCAGACATTCCCACTATGGGTGGTGGAATCGCTGGTATTCAGTGGTAATGGCATTGAACAGCCACTGACAGCAGAAGCTTGGTTCCGATCAGCACGCCGGGAACCATCCAGTCCAACAGGATGGGTACTGGGTGACCAGCGCAGAAACTACCACATTCCTGATGTGTGGTTTTTGGCTGCAACAGATGGTGATGTGTCCACAACAATGTCAGCACTGGTCAGCACATTGACCAGGCTAGCCACGACTGCTGGTGTCCTGTGATAGGAATTAGGATTGACATTTCCATCGGCAGTGGGGCTGTCATCAGCACAGATGGACCAGCCGATGGTCTATTGTGGCAGAGTGCAACAGACTTTCTGTTATTCAACGGTGCAACAGATTACATAATCTGGCAGTAATGAGGTAGACAATGCCCAGCAAAAGAATTGACGAACTAGATGCAAGAACGGTAGCAGATACAGACCTGTTGCCTGTCACACCATCGGGTGGACCCAGCGGTAGGGCAACAGTTGCAGCTATCGTCGCAGAAGGGCTGTCTCAGCCAAATAGCGCAAGTTCTGGGGCTGGGGCAAGCCTTTCGATCATCGCAGCAGATGGTGTTACCAGTGGGGCTGGTGGCAGTATCATTTTGGAACCGGGGGCACAGGCAACAACTGGTGGGAATGGTTTTGTCATTGTCCGCCAACCAGGGGGGGCTTCTGGCAAAGATTTAAGCATATATCACGATGGGACCAATGCTTTTATTGTTGCAAATGCTGGATCATTGAGGTTGTTTCAGTCGGGTAATAGAATAATGTATACCGGCAATGGATTTGCAACCTTTACGGGAGGTTATTTGGGTAATGATGATTGGGTGTTAATAGGTGGTGGCAACGCTAATGGAATATCAATTACTAATGGCCAATTGAGTGCCTCAGTAAACAAAGGCATTTTGCCTGTAGCTAACTCTGCATACGATACAACTGTAGGTGCAAGTTTTGCTTTTGTGCCATCGACACCCGCAGCAATTACATCCTCCCAAAATAACTATGTATTAACAGGATCAGCATTCCAACGCCTGAACTGCACCACTGCATCAGACATTACCGGCATCGCTCCACCCACTGGAGGGTCTCATTTTGCTGGCCGCTCGATTAGGCTAGTGAATGTGGGTACGGCAACGGTTAGATTGATGCACAATGACACCAACAGTACAGCCGCTAACAGAATCTACATACACGGCGGCAACCACACATCGCTGACGGTGAACGAGTGGGCAGATCTGGTGTACGATTCGACTGATAATGGATCGGGCGCGGCGGGGTGGAGACTTGTGAAATATGCTTAATGAGGTGATGTAATGGGAACAGCCACTGCTGCACATGCTGTTACAGGGGCTGTTGCTGTTGCCCACAGTAAACTATCCACAGCAACCGTAGCACATGCAGTGGTGACAGGTACTGCACAGTCCCATGGTGTGGCTGTCACCATCCAGACAGCTACCACCATATCCAGTACAGTATCCACTACACAGGTAACAGGGGATTGATGTGGCTACCACATACGACAGAGGGGACCTAGTCAGACTGACAGCCACATTCACGGTTAGTGGTGTGGCTACAGATCCCACCACGGTTACCCTGTACATCAGGTCTGGGGATGGTGTGCTAACCACTCTGGTGTATGGTTCCAGTTCGATCACAAAAGTTTCTGTCGGTGTTTACCGCTACGATTATTCAGCATCGACTGCTGGTGATGTATCATTCAGGTGGGCTGGTACTACACCAGCACAGGCTGCAGACCAGGACACCTTTTTTGTTCTGGACCTAGTGGGAGTTTAACTATGTTTCCAACTTCTGAAATCGGGATCCTGTTATCTTTTGCACGGGGACAGAGTATCTGGTCCATTGAAGTATTCGACGCTGCACTGACAGTGGCTGGATATTTTGGCCGTATGCTAATCACTCAGCCTAAAAGTTACGGTGGTGCAGCTAATCCAGAAAATTCAGATGACATTGTTTCTGTTCTTGAATCTGTAAATGTCGAAGCAGGATTGACAGATGGTCATCCTGTTGCATCACTTTCACCAGTTCTGGTTTCAATAATTCTTCAATATGCTTTGAAAATTCTTCTGAAAAACTTTTCATATTCTAGGGAATAAATGGTAGGGGGGTCAAAATAATATGCTATCTTTTGCTGAAGACCGTCCCTTGTGGCCAGAACGCGAATTTATGTTGCCTCTTGTAATTTTGAGAAGATAGCACAATGAAACGTGGTGTAAAGAAAGTAAACAGGTCTACTTGGCTGAAAGCTGGTGGGGCTTTTCCTGAAAAGCCCACTGGTGTTAATGCACTGAATGCAGCTGAATTACGATATTATAAATGGATCGTACCAGCTATGCAGGAAGTGGGTTTTGGTGGACAGTCTGACCTGATGGTGGTGATCCTAGCATGTCGAATAGCAGTCAGAGCAGACCTGTTGAGAAAAAGTCTGGAAGGATTAACCGATCTGTTGATACCAGGACAGCGGGGGGCACAGATCCACCCAGTGGTTCAGGAACTGAGCCGAACGGAAAGCCGACTAAAAGACGTGCTGGCGGCACTGTACCTAAGTCCGAGAACCAGAGGGTCGTCAAAACTCCCAGTCAATCTGGAAGCAGAAATAAGCGGAAGTCAACCGGAAGAACAGAACCCCATCCTGAAACTGTTGCAGGGTTGACCACAGACCTGGTGACCATCGGCGAACAGAAAGCACTGCAGGTCAAAAGGTTCTTTGAACGGTGTCTGACCCACCAGCAGGGTAGCCTAGCTGGGCACAGTTTCGCGTTATCTGAATGGCAATTCACCGACATTATCCAGCCACTGTTTGGAACCATCAGGGCTGATGGACTGAGACAGTACAGGACCAGTTACATCGAAATCCCACGGAAAAACGGGAAGTCCACCCTGTGTGCAGGGATTGCACTGTACCTGTTGCTTGCAGACCCAGAACAGGGTGCAGAAATAGTCAGTGCTGCAGCAGACCGTGAGCAGGCTTCCATTGTTTTTGACCTTGCAAGCAGGATGGTCCAGAGTAACAAGCTTCTGTCTGAACAGTGTCATGTGTTGAGAAAAGAGATCATCACAAAATCAGGCAACAGGTACCGGGCACTGTCTGCTGACGCATACACAAAACATGGCATGAACTGTTCAGCAATCATTTTCGATGAACTACATGCACAGCCCAACAGGGAACTGTGGTCTGTCCTGACCACCAGTGTGGCTGCAAGGCTGCAACCGCTCACAGTGGCAATCACCACGGCTGGTCACGACAGAACCAGCCTGTGCTATGAGATGCACAGCTACGCAAAATCTGTGCTGGATGGATCCATTCAGGATCCCACATTCCTACCCATCCTGTATGCAGCAGGGGAAAATGATGACTGGAAACTGGAATCCACATGGAAGAAGGCTAACCCCGGTTATGGGATCAGTGTAAGACCAGAGTACCTGTCACAGGCTGCAGCAGAGGCTGCAACATCACCAGCCAAGGAATTAGCATTCAGAAGGCTGCACCTGTGCCAGTGGACCGACACTGTAACCAGGTGGCTGTCATTCGACCTGTGGGACCAGTGTCAGTGCCCCAGACCAGATCTGGATGGTAGACCCTGCTATGGGGCACTGGACCTGTCCAGTACACAGGACTTATCTGCTTTTGTCTTAGCATTCCCACTGGATGATGGGACTGTGTGGGTGGAACCCCACTGCTGGGCACCACGGGGTGTTCTGAAACAACGCGAACGCTCTAACAGAATGAGGTATGACCAGTGGGTGGGCAGTGGTCACCTGAATGTCACAGATGGTGATGTGATTGAATACGAAGAAGTTTATGCACAGATCAAGAGACTTGCCACACAATACAGGATACAGGATATCGCAATAGACAGATGGAACTGTGCCCAGCTAGCCCAACAGATGCAGTCAGATGGTCTGCAGGTGGTGGCATTCGGTCAGGGTTACGCTTCTATGTCCCCTGCTGCAAAAGACTTTGAAACATTGTTGGCAAGCAAAAAAATCAGGCATTCTGGTCATCCAGTATTGCGATGGTGCTTGGGAAACTGTTCAATAGAATCTGATGCAGCAGGCAATATAAAACCGAGTAAAAGCAAGAGTTCTGAAAAGATCGATGCACTCATTGCTTCAATTATGGCTGTGGCACGATCCAGAGTAGGTGAAGCGGGGGGTAGAATCGGACACAATGCACCATCTGTGTACGAATCTAGGGGGATGATGACTTTATGAACCTAGCTGAAAGGCTCATGTCATCGATCACTAGGGCTGCATCCTATTTTGTAGGCAGTCCTAAAAACCGTATGCCCAATCTCAGGGACCCAGCACTCAACAGCTTCTTTGGGGTTCCTACCAGCACTGCTGGTGTTGCTGTGTCAGAAGACACTGCACTGACCTACAGTCCTGTGTTTCAGGCAATCAGAATCATCAGCGAAACCATCGCAAGTCTTCCACTGCATGTTTACGACAAACAGCCCGGTGGAAGGGTCAGAATAGATGACATTGCTGTGGCCTATCTGCTCAAAACCCAGCCTAATTCAGAGAGTTCAGCATTCCAGTTCCGTGAAAGCATTGTGGCACATGCTTTGTCATGGGGTAATGGTTTCGCTGAAATTGAACGCGACATATTCGGCAACATTAAAAACCTGTGGCTACTACCACCAGACCTAGTCAAAATAGACAGGGACACCAACGGGAACCTGTTCTACAAATACCAGATTCCCGGTAGTTCTGTGGTCAGGCTTGCACCATCAGATGTGTTCCACATAGCTGGTCCTGGTTTCGATGGGATCACAGGCTACAGCCCCATCAGGCTTGCACGGGAATCCATCGGACTGGGCATGGCTTGCGAACAATTCGGGGCTGGTCTGTTTGGGTCTGGGGCTAGACCATCAGGGATGTTAGAACATCCGGGTAGACTGTCTGATGATGCTAGGGGAAGACTCAGGGGAGACTGGGAAAGGCTGCACAGTGGACTGGATAACAGCCACAGGGTAGCCATTTTAGAAGAGGGGATGAAATGGACAGCCACATCCATCCCACCTGATGATGCACAGTTTTTACAGACCAGAAAATTCCAGATAGAGGAAGTGGCTAGGTGGTTTAACATCCCACCCAGTAAATTAAGGGACACAGGTGGGGTTTCTTATTCGAGTCTGGAACAGGAAAACATTGCATTCCTTAGTGAAACCCTTAGACCATGGCTGGTCAGGATCGAACAGGAAATCAAAAGAAAATTGCTTTCCCCTGAATCTGACAGCTACTATGCCGAACATTCAGTGGAGGGTCTGTTACGCACAGACCTAGCTGCACGGTATGCAGCGTATGCTGTGGGCAGAAACTGGGGCTGGTTAAGCATCAATGAAATTCGGGCACTGGAAAACCTAGAACCAGTACCAGGTGGGGATGTATACCTGCAACCGTTGAACATGCAGCCACTGGATGGACCTGGTGGGGCACAGGCACCACCAGCGGCACCATCTGTTACCACAGCCCCAACCACAGCCCCAGCACAGCTTCCAACAGCAGACACACCAGACAGCGCAACTGCTTCAGTTGGAACGGATGCTGGGGCTGTCATCCACAGTGCTGCATGGTGTGCGAAACTGGCACAGGATATGACAGACCACCAGATCCCAAGTTGCGAACACGGCTACACCAACAGATGCAGGATCTGTGGCATTGAACGGGAGAGAGTCTTGATCCCACCACCAGAACCGGGTGGACAGCACAGCTGGGGAATCAAGTGGTCACCCATTGATGTAAACAGGTCTGTCTATATCAGAGACAGATATGATGGTCTAAATTTCAAGCCACCTGATGGTGTTAGGAAAGAGGCTGAACTAGGCTTGAAGTGGCGAAAAGAATATAACAGAGGTGGAACATTAGTAGGTGTGGCAAGGGCTAGGGACTTGTCTAATGGTGTTTCAGTGTCACCGGAAACTATAGGTCGAATGGTCAGTTATTTTGCTAGGCATGAGGTGGACAAAGAAGGTGAGGGATGGTCACCTGGTCAGGATGGTTACCCCAGTGCTGGTAGAATTGCATGGGCATTATGGGGTGGGGATTCAGGTAAAACATGGTCTCAAAAAGTGTCTGATCAGATGGATTCTATAGACGAGGAAAAAAAAGATGGAAACTAGGGCACTGGGGACCATGGGACTGGATGCTGGGAAGCTGGTGGGCTATGCAAGCGTGTTTGGCCCACTCTCTGAAGATCTGGGCGGGTTCAGGGAAAGAATTGCACCAGAGGCATTTAATCGCACATTAAAGGGCAAGTCTGATGTGCGGGCACTGGTGAACCATGACACCACCATGGTTTTGGGCCGCCGACAGAATGACACCTTGAAACTGTCTGTGGACAGTACAGGGTTAAAGGTGACCATCGACCCACCATCCACCAGCTACGCTGCAGACCTGATGGAACTGGTCAAACGGGGTGATGTGTCCCAGATGTCATTCGGGTTTATTGTCATGCCTGGTGGGGAATCATGGGGTGTCGAAGAAGGAACCAAAATCAGAACTGTATCTGATCTGGAACTGTTAGAAGTTTCAGTTGTGTCCATTCCAGCCTATCCTGACACCACAGTAGCTGTCAGGGGGCTGGGTCTGTGGGAGTCTGACAGACTGCAAAAGCGTCTGCAGAATCGGGGGAATCGGATAACATTACTGCAGCTGATGCTGCCGGGGGGCTGAACATGACTGATCGACAGAAGCTGGCACAACAGCGTGCAGGGCTTGTCAAGCAGGCTAAGAGTCTGCATGACCTAGCATCACACCGGGAATGGACACCGGAAGAATCTGCTAAGGTGGATGATATCGTAGCACAGATCCAGATGTTGGACACCAGGCTGGTAGCTGCAGAAGAATACATTGCAGCTGATTCAGCAGAGGATACCACGGAAGAACCAGCGGCTGAACCAGCGGCTGAACCAGCCATGGCAGATCCAGAACAGCCACAGCAGAACAATCTGGCCCGCCGGATTGAAAAACTAGAGGGTCTTCTAGTGTCCAATCGTCGCACTGCACCAGCTCCACTGGGATCCCCTGCTTTTGTGCGGGATTTCAATGACCGCCGCCTTGAATCTGACCGCCGGTCAGCATTGCAGGGCTGGTGCCTGGGCCGTGAAGCCACTGCACAGCATCGGTCTGCTGCACAGCGAACAGGGCTGGATCTGAACAATGATCGACTGGTTTTGAAGCGGGCACAGTCCACCACGGTGGGTGATGGTGGTTACACCATTCCACAGGGATTCCTTGCAGAACTTGAAAAACGATTGTTGTACTACAACAATCTTCGCAATGTCTGCCGGGTTATTCGCACTGACACCGGAAACCCACTCCCATTCCCTGTCACTGATGACACCGGGAACCCTGCAGCCATCGGTGCAGAAAACACTGCACCATCAGAAACTGCAATGACCTTTACGCAGGTGTTGCTGGGATCCTATCGGTATGAATCCCTGGTCCTGACCAGCAACGAACTGTTGCGGGATTCAGGTCTGGATCTGGCTTCTGAAATTGGTGGCATGTTGGGTGAACGCATCGGGCGCAAGGAAGCCACGGATTTCACGACTGGAAACGGTACCACAGCCCCACAGGGTGTGGTTACAGGATCCAGTACTGGTGTTGCTGGTGCCACCACCACCACCATCACCTTGGCTAACATCATGGGGTTGATCGGATCCCTTGACTATTCCTACCAGCAGGGTGCAAGTTTCATGATGCATCAGGCAGTGTGGAACACGATTCTGCAACTGGCTGACAGTCAGTCCAGACCACTGTTCCTAGACCTGCTGAATGGGAATACCCCTAAGCTTTTGGGGTATCCAGTCATTGTCAACAATGCCATGGCTTCAAGCATTGCAGCCAATGCCAAGACCATCCTGTTTGGTGATTTCAGCAAGTACATGATTCGTGATATCGGTGATATCGAAATCATCCGGTTGAACGAACGATATGCTGAAAAGTACCAGACTGGTTTCCTTAGCATCCATCGGTCAGATGCAAAGGTAATGCAAACGAACGCGATCAAGCGTATCACCCAGCCTGCAACCTAAGGTGATGCATGAAAGTTAAGGTCCTGATCCACTGTGTAGGCACGCATGAAAACCACTGGCCTGGTACTGTAATTGAGGTACCAGACAGCGATGGACAGAGGATGCTGGATGCAGGACTAGCAGAACTGGTGGTGGTTTCAGCAGTGGTTCCTACCATTGCTGAAACCCCAGAATCTAAGCGTAAAAAGAGGTTTGAATCCCGATGAACCTAAAGGTGTTGGCCCAGCCTGCTGTGGAACCCTGCACCTTAGCAGAGGTGAAAGCCTACTGCCGTGTTGACAGCACAGATGATGATTCCACCATAGCTGGGATTATGGCTGCAGCTAGGGAATATGTTGAAAGACACACAAAAAAGACTTTAATCTACACAGCCTACAGACTGACACTAGACGCTTTCCCTGCATGGGACGATATTGAATTACCCAGAATCCCAGCCATTACTGCACCATCTGCAACAATCTCAGGTGTGAATTATGACACACCCAGAATCAAATACTGGGATGGTGATGGTAACCAGCAGACCATGGTTCTGGATGTTGATTATGAACTGTTGTTGGACGATAACCCACCCAGAATAGTACTGCCTGCTACCATGTTGTGGCCTGTCACTCTGGTCTACCAGCGGGGTGCAGTAGAGGTGGATTTTGTTGCTGGATATGGTTCTGCACCTGGTGCAGTCCCACCACTCCTGAGAATGGCTGTCAAAATTCTGACAGCCCACTGGTATGAACACCGGGACGCAGTGGGAAGCTATGGGACCGAAGTCCCACTGGCACTGGCTAACATTCTGTCCCTGCATGATTCAGGGGGATACAACTAATGCCCCTAACTACTATCGGCACAATGAGACACAGGCTGATCCTACAGTCTCCCACAGACACTGTGGACAGCTATGGACAGCCCATCAGAAGCTGGACCACCTACACCACGGTGTGGGGGCAAGTCATCGCACAGGGTGGGACAGAGGTTCAGCAGGCTGGACAGCTGTCTGGTCTGGTCACATACCAGGTAGTCATCAGGACCCTGTACACAGTAGCCATGACACACAGAATGATCTGGGAAAACAAAACCCTGAACATCCAGTCTGTGATCCCACTGGATGGGGAAAGAAAGTTCATGAAAATTGTGGCTATCGAGGAACAGCCGTGATGGGTAGACCATTCGGTATAGATCTGCATGTGCAGGGGCTGGATCTGATGAAAAGGATGCTGGGAGACTTCCCCAAATCCCTGAATGCAGCATTCAAACGGTCTGCAACCATGACTGGTCGAATAGTCAAGAATGCTGCAAAAGCACGGGCACCAAGTAGAAGAAAGTCCATCAGGATAGGTAGCAAAAGTGTAGCCATGTATGGTTCCAGTGGGTCACTTAAAAAGTCTATAACGAATGTGGCTAGAAAGCCAAAAAACGCACAGGGCACATCCACATGGATAGGGATAATCGGTGCAAAAAAAGGAATGGGAACTGTTGGCTGGGTCAAGTGGTACAAACGGGCTAAGGGTCAGCCAACATACAAAAACACCACGGTTTCCATTGAACCCAGCAGGTATTCCCATCTGGTAGAGAATGGTTCCATGAACAAGCTGTGGCGCAGTGGGAGAATGGTACAGGTCCCAGCTAGACCATTCCTTAGACCAGCGATGGATGCATCGAAATCACAGGCTGTTTCGATTACATCAGACAGCGTCAATAAAGAAATTGAAAAGCTGGTCAAGGCTGGAAAAGCTTCCCCTGTCAGTAATGGGGAAACATCATGAGTCTACTAGGGAAGGTTCTCAGGACCTACCTGACAGAACAAACAGGGTATGCAGCAACCATACCTGGTGGAATCAGTCCAGAGGTCACAGGGACTGGTCTACCACTACCATTCGTTCACTACGCTGGTGTGTCCAGACAGAGAACACAGCTAGTGGGGAATACCAGCATTTACTACACTGAGCGGGTGACATTCGCCTGTGCAGCTACCACCAGATCTGGTGTTCAGACTGTGGTGGACTGGATAACATCGAAGATCGCACTGGCTTCAACAAGAACTGTTATGTCTGGTGTCACTGTCCACACATTACGGGTGGATGACGAAGGGGACATAGCTGAATTCCTTGCAGACGGTGCAGATGAACCAGTCCGAACCACGACAGTGGATGTAATAGGGTCCTATGAAATAACATAAGGGGGGTGATCCATGGCGATTCAGTTTCCAGCGGGTGCAGTGGCTTCAATCAATACATTGACAGCAGGGACACCTGGCACAGCTGCTGTGTTAACCAATGTAAAAAGTATCGGTGGTTCTGCTGTTACGCGTGCTATGGCTGATGTGACAGCACTGGGTGATACCACCTTGCAGCGGTTACCCAGCAGGAATGACAAGGGTACATTGCAGATTACGTTTTATCTGGATGACACAGCCACAGCCACTAACCAGATAACTACTCTTAAAACCCGATTGACTTCTGGAACACACACCAGAATCACAATAAACCTTTCATCGGGTTCCACGATTGATGACCTGTTCCAATATGATGGGTATGTGACAGAAGTGGGTGAACCTGAAATTGCAGCGTCTGATGATGCACTGCAATACACGGTTACTCTACAACGGTCTGACAAGTACTAATTGAGGTGATGTATGGGTCTGAACAGGGAACAGCTGCTAGCACAGGCTAGGCCCAAAATCATAGAAGTCCCAGTCCCAGAATGGGGTGGGACTATTCATTTAAGGGACATCACAGCTGGTCAGAGGGACCAGTATGATGGTTACCAGATCGACCAGCAGGGGCAGAGTAAGTACACAGATTTCAGGGCTAGACTGCTGATCCTGTCGATCTGTGATCAGGATGGAAACAGGCTGTTCACAGATGCAGAGGTGTCCACCATCAGCAGTTTACCAGCACATGTGGTGGACAGGCTGTGGGACCAGGCTGCACTGTTATGTGGATTGAAGACTGAGGAAGTGGAAAAAAACTAAGAAAAAGACCAGTCAGGCGGGTGATGTTCCGTCTGGCTGGTCATCTGGGCTGCACTGTTGCCGAATTAGAACAGAGGCTGTCCAGTTCTGAATTAACTGAATGGGTAGCACTGGCTTGGCTAGACCCATGGGGAGAGTACAGGGCTGATGTTCGGGGGGCTGTTGCTGCATGGGCTTCTGTGGCTGCATGGTCATCACAATCTAAAGTTCAGGACTTTTTACCTGTTGATCCATGTGCAATCCCAGAACCAAAAAGTGTAGAATCAAAACCGGCAGAACAGAAAAAAGTGGCTAGCCTGGACGAACTGGCTGCAGCCAAAATGTACCTGACCAGTCTGGGACTGGTCCCAGTCAAGGGGACAGACAATGGCTAGTATTGCAAAAATGTCTGTCCAGATGGGCTGGAATGGGGAACAGGCTGAAAAGGGCGCAGCATCAATAGAAAAGAATCTAAAAAAAGTTGGGGATACAGCTAAATCCACTAATGACAAAATGAAAGCAATTAAAGCACCTGGTGCAGAATCTATGGGATTAGGTGGTCTGACAGAAATTATGTCAGGTTTTAGTCTGTTAAAAATGGGAATTGACACACTAATAGTTGCACCAATTCAGGCATCTATGGCAATCCTTAAGTTGGGTAGTGATGCACAAGCCACACAGATCAAGCTAGGGTACATGGCTGGTTCTGCTGTGCAGGGTGTCGATGCATTCAGGAAGCTGCAAAAGCAGGCTTCAGACACTGGAATCCCACTGGCTAGCCTAACAAAATCACTTACCACATTAACTGGGCTGGGTCTGTCTGTGCAGGCTGCAGGGAACACCATGGCAAGGCTGGGCAATGCTGTCCAGATATTGGGTGGTGGTGCAGCTGGTGCAGATGCTGTGGCTGGTTCCATCGCACAGCTACGGGGTTCAGCCACAGCAACCGAGGGACCGTTACAAAGTCTACAAGCCAGTGGTTTGAAAGTTTTTGAAGCACTTGCACAGGAACTGTCAATAGTCACAGGTGAAGCACACAACGTCGAAACTGCAATGCAAAAGGTAAAAGATGGTGCAGTTTTGTCCAGTACTGCTGTTGCAGCCGTATTCAGGGCAAGTAATAACCCTGCTGCACAGGCTGCAGCAGAAGGAATCGGTGCAACATTCACCAGACAGCTGGACAAATTGCAGGAAGGGTTTACGGCCATGCTTACTAGCGTGGGTGAAAGCCTGATCAATGCCCTGAACCCTGAACGTGTTATTGCTGTATTCAGGGGCGGTATGGAAGGTGTGAAGATTATCATTGACCAGATTTCAGAAAGTCTGGGACTTGCAATTGATCCTAAAAAGGGCATGCAATTAGAAAAAGTGTTTGCTGGTGCCAGGGACATGACTTTTGAAATTGCAGAAACACTGGTGAAAGCTGGTGCAGGACTTGCAGAAGTCATCCAACAGATTGCCAAACAGGTGGTGGAACTGGCGAACTGGCTAGCTAATGCAGAAGCAGAAATGGCTACCAGAATAGCCAAAAATGCACCAGATCCCATGGGTGTGAGGGATCCAAACAGCCTAGCCAATAGGATGCTTCCAGATGAGGTGAAAGCTAATGCACCTGCTATTGCTGCAGCTAAAAGAGCAGAACCTATTAAACTGGGTGAAATCAATTTTGCACAAATGCAGGCGACAGCATTAGGTGTGTTGAATAAAGCAAGGGAAAGGGCTGCAGCTGGGGACAAAGCTGCAGCAGAAGCTGCAAACAAAGCAGCAGAAGCAAACGCTAATGTGGTTAAAGGTCTTAAGGATGTGGGCAAACAAGAAAAGCAACGCGTAGAAGATCTGGAAATGATAAATAAGGATCTGAAAGTAAAGACACTGGATCTGATGCGTGCTAATGCCACTGCAATGGAAGAATTTAGCAGGAAGATCACAGACAGCCTGAATCAAGCTAAACAGGCAGTTGGTGCAGATGCAGCACTGAACCTGAAATTCAAACAGGGATTAAGACGACAGGTAGGAAAGGATCTTGAACAACTGATCAAGGATTTTGGGACAGCCCCAGATCAGAACCTACCCCAGACCATGACTAGGGGATCCAGTGCAGCAGTGGAACAGGAAATCAGGGCTAAGATGCAATTGACTGAACAGGACTTCCAGAGCCAACTAAAGGCTGCAATGCTGAACCAGGCTAGACAGTCAGAACTACAGGTGGAACGGCTGGACAAGCTGGTCATTGCAGCTAATGAAGCTGGTGTGTTCGCACAGGCACAGCTAAACGAACAGAAGCGCATTGCAGACGCACAAAAGGAAGCTGCAGCGAATGCAGCAAAAGGAAAACCAGCTGTGGCTGTTGCACCTAAATAAAGGATACATACCATGGCATATACACATTTTGTGGAAGTGGCAGAAGGTCGCACAGCTAATGTGGACCAGAAATACCAGAGGACCTACACCAGGGTTTTCCTAGTCAGGACTAATGACTGGGCATATGGTCCAGCGTATGCAGCCAGTCATCCGTCACTTCCAGCAATCTGGTCAAAATATCCAGAGGATCTGAAAGCCTACTGCACCAGTATCACACCCACACAGGATCAGGGTGACCCCTACCTGTGGAGAATCACTGTCCAGTATTCATACATAGTCAATGAATCACCAGAACAAGAAACCCAACAGGATGGACAGGACCCAGCAGAGAGGGTGGAAAACCCACTGCTACGTCCACGGGATTACACAGTCAGTACCACCAGTTACCCACTGGCTGTGAAATTCGACAGGTTCGGGGTGAAAATAGCTAATTCTGCTGGTGATCCATTCCTACCACCTGTTGAAATAGTCAAGGGTGGGGCAACCATCACAGTGGGATTGAACAGCCTGAATCCAGTCACATCCACATGGATAGCATCCATCGGGAAACTGAATCAGGCTTCTTTCATTCTGGGACCGTATGCTGTTGGTGCAGGGCTTGCAAAATTGAATTCTGTTAATGCAAACAGGGTTTTTGAGGATGGTATTTCCTACTGGCACTGGACACTAGTATTCGAGTACAGACCAGATGGGTGGTCTTTTGTTATTGCGAATGTTGGGAAACGTCAACGGTCTGTGGTTCTGGACGAATTCGAGGACATTATATCACCTCTGGGTGGTATAGTTTCGACACCAGTCTATCTGGATGAATTCGGTTTCGCACGGAAGCCTAGCGAAACTGCAACCTACCAGGTGTTCCATGTTTACCCCAGAATCGCGTTCCCCAGCCTATAAAAGAGGTGTCCCATGGCTGGTGGTTATCTTGTCGATGGTGACAGTTTCAGCAGAATCAGCAGGATGCTGTTGGACTTTGAATCTGGCCAATTGACTAACAGAAATTCAGATAATGTTTACTATGAAACCAGTACCAGTCCCATCATCCACCCTGTGCTGGTCACCAGTACCACCAAGAATGGGTATGGGTACTACGCTGGAAAACTGCTGAAATACGACTCAAAACTAAACACATACACTGAATTTTCAGACATTCTGATCAGGGATGTGAACAATGATGACCTGACCAGAAAAAGGTATCTGGGCCGTCTCGCTGGTTACAGTGCCGATTCCCAAATTGTGTACCTGGTGCAGCTGGTAGCAGGTGTGACCAGTGGGGATTCAGGATCTGGGTCTGGTGAATCAGGCAGTGGTTCTGGTGTGTTCAGTGGTTCTGTGGTGGATTCTGGTTCTGTAGCCAGTGGTTCTGTCATCAGTGGATCTGTGGTCAGTGGATCTGGTTCTGATGTGTCAGGATCTGTGGTCAGCAGTGGGTCTGCTCCCTGCACAGGAACCTGTTACTACTGGTGGACTGGGATTCAGTGGGCACTACAGTCCACCACCTGTACTGATGGTTGTGGACCCTGCACATTCCCCACCACACCAGGTACTGTGTTTGGTGAAACCCTGCTGGTCCCCTGTACTGCTGAATCAGGATCTGCACCAGATAGTGGACTGATCATCAGTGGTTCTGAATCTGGGTCTGGTTCTGGTGTGTCTGGATCTGCTGTCAGTGGGTCTGTGCTGTCAGGATCAGTAGACAGTGGTTCTGTCATCACCAGCGGTTCTGTGGTGGATTCTGGGTCAATAGCCAGTGGATCTGGTGTGTCAGGATCAGTGGATAGTGGATCTGTGCTGTCTGGATCTGATGTGTCTGGATCAGTGGCCAGTGGTTCTGTGGTCAGTGGATCAGGGCTGTCTGGATCAGTGGCTGGTAGTCAATCTGGTGCAGGTTCCACTTCTGGTGGTGGTTCAGGTAATACCATAGAGGTGGTAACAGATGTGCAGTGTGTGAATGGTAGTATTGTTGTAACCAAAACCACCATCACAATAGCTGGGTAATCATGACCACATACAACATAGGACCCTGCAACTGCTGCACTTCTGCATGTGGCTGTTCTTCATGCCTGTGGCGGTGGATTTATTTTGAAGCCACTATGTCCTATGCATGGTCAATTATTGATGGATGTGGTGGTGGTAGTGGTTCCTCTGAACCCTGTTGTGGATGTCCATCACCACCACGGATGGGAAACTATGAAGACGAAGAGTACCAGATTAACTGCACACTAGGTGGTAACACCAACAGATGCAGCTGCACACAGTGTAGTTTCTGGTGGGATGCTTTTTTAGTAGAATGGGTACCACTGACAGGGTGTACTAATCAATATGGGGTAGTAGTAGGATCAGGTACCTGCACATGCACCAGTGCTGGACTTGCACCAGGGACCACACATAATCAGAACAGTGGACCTATTACCTGTGGATGCCCAACATGACACCAGAAGAAATAGTAGAAAACTGTGCAGGTGTGGGAGTCATCCTGTACCTGAATGATGACAGGAAACTGTCTGCATGGGGTAAACTCCCAGATGACTGGATGACCAGAGTTTCTGAATGGATCCAGCACAGGGAACAGGTTCAAGAGTGGCTTAAAACCCCATCTGAACAGCACGCATCCAGAATGTTGGCTGTCAGGGTAGCACAGATAAAAATGAGACTGAAAAAACCCTGTATTCATCTGGGTATGCTAATTGAGGAAAAACCATCCTGTGGCTGTGGACCCAGACACCAGTGCAGCATCCATGGTGAGTGTGTAACCCGAGGGAACACGAACAAGTGGCACATCTGCACCAGCTGTGTGAATTTTGAAGTGGGTGACGAATGAACAGAATGATATACGGAAATCTGGAAGACCCCATTCAGGGACCTGAAACAAATTACCCCCACATCGCTGAACCTGGTGGGATGGATGCTGTCCAGATACATTACAACGCACTGGACAGCCTAATCAGCATGAAAGAACAGGTACTACCACCACCAGAACAATGTTTTGGGGATGGTGTGGTTATTGTGGGCGGGGGAAAGTTTTCAGAAGGTATTGTGATTGCCTGTCGAATGCTAAGAAAAATAGGATCCACACTACCCATTCAGGTGTGGCACAGGGGACCAGATCAGGAACCACTACCACTGGCACTGCTGAAACAGATTCCCGGTGTGGAAGTCATCAACAGCCTAGTGCATTCATCCCTGTATAACCCCAGCAGGATCCTAAGGGGATGGGAACAAAAACTGTATGCACTGGTTCACTGTGGTTTTGAACGTGTTCTGTACATCGATGCAGACGCGTATTTTGTTAGGGACCCTGAACCACTGCTGAACCAGCTACACAATGCACCATTCGTGTTCTGGTCTGATTTTGAAAGTATGTACAACAATGTTAAGTGGACCAACGTCTGGCCCAGTGGGGACAGGGGAGTACCAGGTATTCAGGGTGGACAGCTTGCAATCCACAGGAAGAAACTGTGGAAAACCCTGCTGATTACCCACTGGATGAACCAACATTCGGACTTCTACTACAAACACATGTTTGGTGATCAGGACACCTACAGGGTGGTTTTGGCTGCAATGAATGACCGGTCCCTGTGGCATAACATAGGACCTGCACCATGGATATCCACGGCTTTTGTCTGTGGTATTGAACGGGATAAGCCACTGGTGGTTCACAGGTGTCAGGGGAAACTGTACAGGCACGAACACATCCCAGAAGGGAAACAGTCCTACAGTGCCCCAAAATGGAACCTTCCACGGGAACAGGAAGTATTCGGCATGTTCGCTGAACTCCTGTCTGACATTAAGGATTCTGAAAAGACTTTTGAGCTGATCTATAACAAGAAAATCTGGGGTGGGAACAGTGGACCTGGTTCCAATGTGTCCACAGAAGCTAGACCATATGTGGACCTGATCAACACATTGATTGCATGGTCATCTGATGGGAACAGACCACGGTCTGTGGTGGACCTAGGCTGTGGTGATGGGTCAGTAGGAATGGCACTGGAAAATGTGGCCTATGTGGGTGTTGACTGCACCAAAAGCAACATCACAAAACTACAGGAACTGTATCCCAAAAAGATCTGGCTGCACATGGACTTTTTCAGGGACAGGGAAAACCTACCTATTGGGGACTGGGCACTGTGCAAGGACGTTCTGCACCACTGGCCTGACAGGATGGTGGTGGAATTTCTGGACTGGGCACAGCAGACAAAGAAGTGGAAACGATTGATTCTGACACAGGATTCCCACCAGATAGTGGGTGGACCAGACACCTATCTGGGAGGGTATAGGGCACTGACCCACACCATGCATCCACTGTCAAAATATCGGTTAAAACACATAGTATCCTACCTGCACAAAAGCGTAGTCTGGATGGATCTAGAAGGGGACACACAATGAATGAAGTGGCACGCGAACTGGGACCAAACACCTATTTGGTGGGAATGATTCTGCTGGGTGTGGGAACCAGTATGTGGTGGATTGCACAGCACATCCTGATCCCAGTTAGGGACCAGCACTGTAAATTTCTTGACAAGTTGGATGGTCACCTCGAAAAACTAAACACAGAACAGGAAAAACTGGCCGAAAACACAGCCACAATAGTTAAGCAGATGGATACCATAGCTTGCAGGGGACAGCAGTACATTTTGCAGCGAGAATCAAAATGATCCTTTCACTGATTCTGTTATGTGGTCAATTGACAGTCCCACCAGAAATCAAGGGACCTGTGTCTGGGTTCATCCCAGTTACAGCTGTGACAGAGGGGAAAGCTGTCAAGTATGTCCCACTTGATGCAGGCTTGCAGGTATTCCCACCTGGTCTGTTGGTCAATCCGAAGTCCACGGTAGTGGTAGCAGGAAAATCTGGTAGGTACAGACTGCTGTGCTATTCTTCTGTCGGTGACATTCCCACAGACCCTGTCATCACCACCATAGTGGTGGGGGATCAGTCCCCAGTACCACCACCAACACCACCAGACAATGAACTGACAGAAGCACTGTCTGGAATCTACGGTGGGTTACAGGATCCTGCAAAAGCACAGAAACTGTTGCAGTACATCGACTGTTACCGCCGGTGTGTTCCTGTGGTCAGGGACACTACACTGACCACCACGGAAAAGCTGTACCAGGTGTTGCTGTCCCAGCGGAAAGCTTCTGGCCTGAAAGATAATGACCTGTTACCTCTCAGGCAGAGGATCGGCACAGAATGGACCAGAGTGCTGGGGACCACTGATGTTCCTGTCACAGAACAGCACAGGTCAGACTGTGCTGTTCTAATCCAGAACATAATCACTGCACTGGAATCACTGCGATGACACCACCTGAATATGAACGGGGCTGGATTAGGGATGATGCAGCAGTAGCTGCAATCACAGAAGCACTTCCCTATGGTGACCTGTCCCAGACCGATCTGGGACAGGTTCCTGTGGAAGATCTTCCAGCACAGGTCTATCTGTGGGACCTAGCACGGAAGGTTACAGGGGCACTGCTACCACCAAGGAATCAGGGGAAAGTGGGTTCCTGTGTGGCTTTCGGCACAGCTAGAGCAATTGAATACACCATGTGTGCGGAAATAGTGGCTGGACAGCCTGAACAGTTCCAGCCACTTGCAGCAGAGGTAATCTATGGTGGTAGTAGGGTAGAAGTGGGCAAGGGCAGATTGCGGAATGATGGTTCCATCGGTGCATGGGCAGCAACTTTTGTACGGGACTGGGGGATCCTTCCACGGGGACAGTATGGGGATCTGGACCTGTCCACCTATTCTGAAGCCACATGCAGAACCATGGGGAAAGATGGTGTCCCAGACAGTCTGGAAGCTGTTGCAAGGCTGCATCCAGTCCGACAGGTGACCACGGTTAAGGACTGGAAACAGGCTAAGATTGCACTGGCTAATGGCTATGGAATCAGTCTGTGTTCTGATCAGGGATTCACTATGTCCAGAAATAAGGATGGGATAGCAGACCCATCTGGCGCATGGAATCACTGCATGTGTCTGTGTGGGTACACTGTGATAAACAACAGGGAATACGGAAGAATAGACAACAGCTGGGGCAGTTCATCCCACACAGGACCAGTAGGACCGGGAAACCCTGGTCCAGAAGGATTCTGGGCAGATGCAAACAGGATTCAGTACATGCTGTCCAGTGGGGATTGCTGGATCTTTTCTTCTGTCGATGGTTTCCCAGTCAAACAGATTGACTGGACACTGTAGGGGGATGTGATGCAGACAACAGACTTAGAACGCGTACGGAGACTTTCCAGAGGTCAGGAAGGCTGGTCACAGATTGCATTGTCATCTGTGCTGGCTGTTCAGGCTATGGGGTTGATTAAGTCCCACAGCCTGCAAGCAACCAGGGTTCCATATGGTTCTGGAATCCCAGATCCAAAACCACTACGGGTTCTAGCCGAGGAATCCTGTGATGTGGTTCTGGAAAACCCAGACCACAATGATGGTTCTACATGGCGGACACTGGCTGAATACTGTGCAGAACTGATCAGGACCCACATGCTGGGTATGCAATGATCCAGAAGCTATTGAACTGGCTGGGGACCATCACAGGGGCTGAATCGACAGTACCTGTGATGGGCACCAGACCACGGTCCCCACAGTGGGCTGGTGTTAGGGCTGCACACCTCAAAAAACAGAAAACCTGTCAAGCATGTGGACAGAGGGACCAGCTGGAAGTCCACCACATTGTCCCCTACCACATCCAGCCTGACAGGGAACTGGATCCCACTAATCTGTTGACACTGTGTCAGGACTGTCACCTAACATGGGGACATTTACGGAACTGGTCAAGCTGGAATGTAATGGTGGAAAAGGATGTGTCATGGTACTATCTGCGGGTTCGCAATAGACCATAAGACGTTCCAGTAGGGCAACAGATTCAGACAGGCTTTTCATCACTTCACTGCTTGTCATGTGGATTTCCTTCTAGGTAGGTATCCTTTAGCATGTGCAGTACCTGAATGCACTTCCTGAGATCTTCCACACCGTTTTTCTGATCATGCCGCCACAGGTATTTTGCTGCACATCCAGCTAGGTAGGACCTGTAACCACCCAGACCCAGTCCAGCCTTCTGTGCCCTGCTGCAATCAATCTGGGAACCGTCCCTGTCCCTGTAGTGGTCAGGGTGTATTGGATCACTCATTTAATTTCCCCTGTGACGTATAGGACCATCCAGTAGGTCCAGTAGATTGTAAAACCCAAAACAGAAGCAGTTGATGCAAGGAACAATCCCCAGAGTGTGGCCACTGTCCACAGGCGATGTTCTGGGTGTTCCCATTCATCATCATCATGCATTACAGACCACCTTTCATATCGTTTATCTGCTGTTCCAGCTGATTCATTTTCAGATAGAACTGGTTCATCTTTTTTTCAAAATCCATCACAATACGCTGTAGATAATTCCGTGTCTTTTTCCGTTTGCGATGCAGAACTGCCTTTTCTGCAAGGGTAGCTTCTAGCCTACCACGGATCTGGACAGCGGACAGATGCAACCATTCCTGTGGGATCCATTTCTTGATTAGGTGACCATTCCAGCGTCTTCTACCACGCAGTTTCGCTGGTGTGGGCAACAGTCCCCTGGCTAACCACTCACAGACTGTCTGAACATTTATGCCGATATAATCAGCCACATTTTGACTAGACCACACGAAAGTGGCTGATGGTTCTGCTGAACTAATCCCTTCTGCACTCACTTTTTCACCCCTATCCATTGTCTGTTCCTGTATTCCATGATCTGGTCAATCTGTTGATTAACATTGCAGAATCTCACAGCCCCAGATCCATCAGGCTGTGGTGTGCAAGCCACAGCCACAGACCACCCGTAGAAATTGTGATGGGTGATTCTGGTGATTCTGCGGAAGTCCACCAGTTCCCATTCATGGTGATCATCGGACCCAAAATCCAGCCAGATTTCAGTCTTCATAGGTGGGTCTCTTTTCTTCATACTTTCCCTGTTCTGTGGCAGTATCCACAGGACAGTGGACCAGACTGGGGGTGGATCTGATGACTTCTAGGTGGTAGTCAATGGTGGACCGAACTGTGGCTAATTCCTCGACAGCATCCAGCAACGCGATCCTGCAAACATCTGAAGCCTGTGCAGCAACAAACATACATTCCCTGCACACCCAGCATTTTGCAGGTTTTGGTGTGGCTGTCTGACAGTTCAGCTTGTGACCATTCACTGTGTTGTTATGTCGCTGCACCACCAGCAGGTGGAATGTTTTGGCTGCAACATACTGATCCACAGCCACTGGCAACATGGCCTGTGCCTTTTGCAGCCTGCTGATTTTCTTGTTCTGATTCAAAACATCAACAGCTTCCTGCACTTCATACGGATCTGCACTAATACCATTCATGTGGACCATCTCCTGTAGTAAGAAATATGACCCACAACTTCCTCCTGTGTTCTCAGCGCATTTATCCAGTGGTAACACACCACCAGATCAGGGGGAAATTGTGGAAATTAGGTGGGGCTGCTGTGGCCACAGCCCCACCAGTAGGTGTCATCCCTGACAGTACTGACCATAAGCATGATCAGAAGGGCACGTCCACCAGTGCCCAGGGAATCCATTCCCCTGTGTCGGGAATGTATGCCTGCAACTTAGAACTGTCAATTGCACCAGACACTACCTTCTGTCTGATGGAACCCACTGTTGCTTCAAAAGATGGGTCACCATCGACAGACACAAAACACCACAGCCCCGGTGTCTGGTAGTCTCGCTGACAGGTCACAGGCTTTTTCACAGTTGGGTCTGTGGCTGGTTTTGGTGGTTTTGGGGCTGTTGGTGCAGGCGGGGCTATTGCTGCAGCCAGTGCAGCAATTTTGGGTGCCTGTGGCGTAGCTGGTGCAGCCACAGCCCCACCCTGTATTGGATGGGCACTGACCACTCGCGTTTTTGTGCCCTGTCCATTCAGGTCCACCACCACATTGAATGTCTGTTCCATCAGGGGACTGACATTCACTTTTTCCTGTGGCATTAGTTTCCGCCCCATCATCTGCCGTAGCAGTTTTCCCAGATTGTTGTTTTCCTTGGCTATCGAGGGAGTAAAGGCAACCACTTCCTTTCCCTTGAATTGACACTCTGAAACAATTTCAAATTTCCACAACAGACTACTACCCCATTCTGGGTGCGATGTTGTAGGTGGTAGTTCATCAATGCCTTTCAGTTTAGCCTGATAAGTACCAACAGACACAGATTCAAACTCAGCCTGCACTGTAAATTCCATGTGCTATTATCGTCCTATGTAATATCGGTGATGATCACCACGGGTTCCCGATCCACTGACAGTCAGTACACCTGCTGTCACCATCCTGTCCAGATGGCCCTGTACCAGAGGTCTGGGATAGTCCACAGCCCCTGCAATTGTGCGTACATCCATTGCTGGATTAGCCTGCACATAGTTCATTATTTTGATCTGAAACATCTGTCCTGCATGGTCTGATGGATTGCCCAAGGACTGGTAACCATCAGCAGTCAGTTCGACCAGAAGTTCATGCGGTGTCTGTTTGTACCTGCTGTTTCCCTTGATCAGTCGCTGGGTGGGCTGTTCCTCTGGTCCACGCAACATATCCAGCAGGATTTCAAAGTGCCCTGTCAGGGCACCAGAACCACGGGCTGCTGTCCCATCCTGACCAGGGGACTTTCTGCTGTGGTGAACACCCAGCAGTGCAATATCCTGTTGGGTCAGTTCCCACAGTGGTGTCAGTGCAGATTCTATTTCCGATGCACTGTTTTCATCCCTGACAGGTAAACATTTTGCGATGGTGTCGATGATGACCAGCTGGGACCCAGTGTCCAGACAGTCCTGTCTGACATAGGACAAAAACTGTTTCCATTGCAGGGGATTAGGTCTGGTAACAAAAGGTCTGCAATACCATGACACATGGTCACCGATTCCCAGTTCCTTGCACCTGTCAGCCAGTGTGGATTCATCCTCTTCTGACACCACCATCACCCTGATGGCTTTTGTGGCTAGACCACAGAATGTGGACCCAGTTCCTAAGCACTGCAACATGTGGGATAACCATGTGGTTTTCCCTACCTTGGGGTGTGCAGTCAACAGGGTGGATGCACCACGTTTAATCAGTCCATGGACATACCACTGAATGTCTGGGTCTATAGACATAAGTTCTGAACTAAACTTATACCTTCTAACCTTGGTGGAA